TGTCCTTGCCGTAGAGCTTCTCCCAATCTTCTGGCGTGCAGCCGGAGATTAGAAACTCTCTTTCGTCAGCTGTGAGGTGGGGCATGACGTTTTGAATCAGCTCGCCATTACGCCACTGATTGAGTTGCTCGTGCGTGACGTTGATGTCACGAGTGTTAGGATTGCCTGTGACGGGGCTGATCTTCATGATCTTCATACCTCGTCCTCCTCTTGTGCCTTCTGCGCGCACTCTGGTCCGATGCCCAGACGTTTGCTCTCCTCGTCAGTGAGCTCGCGACCGCAGCGGGAGCAATGGACTGCGTTGCGAACGAGGGCGTAATAGCGAGCGTTAGCGGGGTTCGCGCGCGCCGCGATGACCTTTGCACGCGCGATGGATAGATCAAGTGATGTTCGACGGGGCATAAGCACTTACTCCTTATAGGTTTGTGCTTTTTCGAGGATCAAATCAGTCAACCTGAGAATCCAGTCAGAATCAGCTTCTGGCTCGTAATGTTGCGGCCGCTCCTTGTTTGCCACGTAACCGCAGGCAATCATACCAGCCATCCACTCACGCTTGGTCAGGCCAAATTGCGCTGAGTTGTTGGGTGCTTCGGCTGTCGTAATAGGGAAAGCCATGTCTGTGAGGAAATGCTTCATGCTTTACTCCTCCAGCACCTGTCGCTCGTCGTGGATTGCGCCGCAGTCGTGCGTCCACAGAAACGGCTCCTCGAGCTTCATGCGAATGAGTGACGTGCAGCGGAGGCAATACGGCCTGTAGTTCGGGTCCGCAATGGCATTCACTACGACGATCATGTCTTTTGCCTTCAGGCGATCGACTTTGGGCTTGCGCGTGCTTGCGCTTTCGCTTTCTTCAGCCATTTTATTCTTCCTCCTCTAACAGTGTGACGGCGATGATGGCGAGGCCTTTGTAGCTTATGTCCTCAAACATAAGCATGTCTCCACCTCCCTCGAAGCTGAACTCACGCTCAACCCCAGGGCCTACGACTGTGCATCGTAGGCCCTCGATGGATACGCTGTAAAAACAGCGTGACGTTGTGACGCGGACCACAGCCTGGTCATGGTCCGCGTCTTCAAACGTCAGGTGCGCAGTGATGTTCATGGATTCAGGCAGCCTCGGCTGTGACCTTTGGTGTGGGTCTGACAGCCTTTGTCACTTCGCGCAGGATGTTGCTCGTGTGAACGAAGACGAGGGTCTGTGGTACGATGGGCAACATCTGCATCAGGATGTACTTCCCGTACTTCGTGTCTACTTCCCCTCGGTCGTTGTACGTAGGGCCCATGTTCTGATCAGGCCCGATGTTGAGTGCATGTGCGCCGCTTGTCAGAATGAACTCTCTGCTCATGTTAGTTTTCTCCCACACTTGCCGCGATTGCTTGCCGAAGCTCTGCAGCATTCATATGTTTGATCTCTGCGATACAAGCCTGTTCGTGTTCAGGCGACAAAATCCCTCCCGTGTGTCGTAGGGCTTCCAGATACCTGAGCTGCAGGGAGCTCATGTCAGCGAACTCCCTTGAAAAGAACTTCGATCAGTCTGTTCAACATGTCGAACCATAGCTCGTTCTGCTTCGCGGTTTTCTCCAGCTCTTTCACGCGAGCTTCCAGCTCCATGCGCTTGGCTGATTCGCTGGCGTAGGCTTCAGCCTGCCACGTGCGGCCGTTGTGGTGCGCGAGGATGTCAGGCGTGTACCAAGCCTGCGGCGAAGCTTGCGATCCGCTTTGCGCCTGCGTCTGCGCTTCGACTTCCGCCTTGGTTACGCGTTTCGACCTGTCTGCCCAGCGTGGTGCCCGCTTCGTGTACGTCCGCTTGCCCTTCAGCTTCTTGGCTTTAGCCATTGTTCGTGCTCCTCTGCCCGAAAAACCAGTTCCAATTCCCTCTCCCAAACCAGGCATGATACCAGCCCTTGTGGCCCCAGTAATGGGCATGCGGCTGGTCCTGCCCTTCCGCCACGCCACCGAAGACTTGGGTTTCTGGCTTCATACGCTGGCCCTCACGACGAGCGTGATCCAAAGGCCCACGGCGAAGAGGATGATCCCGACGCGGGTGTAGATGTAAGCCTTTTCTTTCTTCTTCATGCTTGCATGGCCTTCTTCAGCTGCATGGCGACGAATGTGGCAGCGTTGCGGTTCTTGTACCTGACGACAGAGACGAGCTTGATAAGCCCAGCTTCTTGCACGACGGCGCGATAGCCGCCTACAGTTGTGGGCAATGCACGAGCGATAAGCGAAGTGTTCATTTTCGTTTCTCCAGTGTTTTGTCTTTTTGGTCCGAACCCGCGCAGCGTATCACACTTTCTTTCCCCCTGTCAATAGATTCTATAATTCTTTTTTCAGGTTCTTATAGCTCTCGTTAGATACCTACAAAAGCCTATAAATACCTAGTCCTATAGTGCCTAAAAAAGCCTAACAAAGCCTGTAGTGCCTATTTTGCATACCCCCCCATCGATCTCTCCCCACCTCGATCCACTCTCCCTTCTCTCTTCTAAAAAAAATAAAAAAAAAAAAGAAGAGCCGTTGTACGCGTTAAGGTGGGGATGATCATAGCGTTATGGGTGTGGGGAGATGGGGGGGTACGAAATAGGCACTATAGGCTTGTTTACGCTTTTTTAGGCACTATAGGCATAGGCTTTTGTAGGCTTTTGCAGGTATCTGAACAAGCCTAAACATTCCTGTAAATCGATCCCATGATATGGCTGAAGGGCTTGGGCAGCGCCCAGCGGTTTCTTCGGGGCAAACGAAAGCCCAGGCCACGGGCACCTGGGCTGACGTTGGGCGGGGCCCGGTGGGCGTTAGGCGGTGGCGGGCGGCGCTTCCGCAGCCTCGGCAGCCGCAGCCGCCTCTGCAGCCTTCTTCGCACGTTCGATTGCCTTTTCGGCGGCGATGGCGGCGAGCGCGGCCTTGATCTTCGGCTTCGCCCGTTCGGCCTTTTTGTCGTCTTCCGACATGGCCGCAACGTAGGCGATGCAACCGTCTTCGCCCTCGAGCGGCTCGCCAGTGACGCGGGAGATGGCCACGGCCAAGTCGTTCACGCGTGGACCGCCACCGGCATTGACGCGCCACGTGCCAGCGTAAAGCTGCGCGATGGTGTCCTTGACATTCGCCTTTGCCATGGCGAGGGGATCGGTCTCTTTCGCCACACCGGCATACGAATCGCCGATCTTCTGGCTCGCCCCGTGGATGGCCAAGCGCCCGGCCATGGTGTTGGGGTCCAACGTCTCCGCGCCGGGCACCTTGGTCAGCTCGAACACCTCGAACGAATCCACGCCCGGTTCGTTATCCTTCGCCGGTTTGTGGTCATCGAACAGGAACAGAACACGGCCCGTGAGCTTGCCTTCGGTGTCGGTTTCGACCTTCTTCGTCGTCATTGTCGTCTCCAGTCATGCCGCCGGAATGGCGGGGTTACGTATGGTCGCTCTACGGGTGGCCGGAGTCAACACAAATTCGTGTCAATACCGGCCACCGATGGAACGTTGCCTACGTCCGCCGTGTGGTCACCGTCGCAACCGCGTAATCTCTTGCCGAGCTCTCTCCCGGTCCGTAGCGGCCGTTTCGATCAATTCCTTGACGATGGTTATGGACATCAACGCGTTGCGGATCGTCAACGTCAAAGCGTGGGACGGGTCCGCCGTCTCCCATCCTTGGAAGTCGTTCACGACAAAGCGTTCGTCGCGGAAGAGCAAGGCTCCATCATCGCCAAGCTTCCATTGACATCCATCACACATCAAGGTCGGGACTTTACCCATTGTCGTCTCCTTCGTTGTAACCCATTGCCGTATCACCTTCGGCCACCATCTCACACGAATCCGCTTCAACCGTCAACATCGTAACTGTTACTGAATCCCCCGTTAACGTTAACGAAGGGGGTCGGCTCCCCCCACAAGGGGCGGGCGGTGGCCTGGTTTTCCCTCCCCGCGCGGCAGTTTTCCATTTTCCATACATTATAGCATCTTCACCCACAATCACTCTATAATCCTTAACCCGCAAGACAGCGAACTGACGAAGGGAAATTATAGATTTTATAAGAAGATAAAGGCTATAATCCGCACGACCCCCATTGCGGGAGAAGGCCGCCTTGCGTAAGATCGCGCGCACGGGGCGCCGCCGGACGCCTGGAGGATAGACTGATGAGCGCCATCGACCTTGTGAAGACCATAGCGGCCGGCGGGACTGTCGACGGGGCCACGCTTTTAGTCGTCAAAGAGGGGCAGATTCGCCACCTGCGGCGGTTCGTGCTGCGGCGGACGGCCGGAACGATCAGGGTCTTCGCGAGCCTGGACGGGACGAACTACCCGACGGCGCCCCTTGTGCTGAGCCTCGAGCCCGCCGTCGACGCCTCAGACAACGTGACAGAGGTGCAAGGAACGTTCGTCGCAACCGCCAGCGCGAACAGGCTCTATTACTTCTTCGGGCAGTATAGAGCGTTGAAGTTCGTGCAGAAGGGCGCGACGGCGGCGGGGTTCGAGCTCTACGGAAGCATGGATTAGCGCGGCCGTCTGGCCGTGCAACAGATATGCAGACTGAACCACAATACACTTATTATGAGGATATAGAGATGCACGATAATTTGCTCGACACGACGCCGACGCTCGACACAAGCCCGACGTTTCAGCCAACACCAGCGCAGGCGGAAGTCCAGGCGCTTAATGCGGATGCGGAGAAGAGCCAGGCGGAGTTGCAGGGGCTGGAAAGCACCACGGGCTTCGCCGGCTACGTAGGGCATCCCCCCGTTGTTAAGGTGGAGAAAAGCCACCAAGCGATTTACGAGGAAATGTGGGGGAAAGAGGAATACCGCCAGGTCGCGCCGGGAGAAACCTGCGCTACGATGTTCATGGACGTCGTGAGGCCCCGCGAAGGAGCGCAAGTAATCGACTTCGGCACAGGGACTGGGCGAGGCGCTGTGATGCTCGCGGCACTCGGTGGGCTTAAGGTGAAGATGCTGGACTTCGCCTCGAACTGCCTGGATGACTTTGTGCGAGAGGCGCTGAAGACTCAGCCGCTTTTGAGCTTTGAAACCTGCAACCTCATTAAGCCGATCCCCCACCACGCTGAGTACGGCTATTGCACGGATGTGATGGAGCACATTCCTCCTGAGTGGGTCACCACCGTATTAGTTAACATCTTACACTCCGCGCAGCACGTGTTCTTCCAGATCTCGTGTGAAGAAGACCAGTGTGGGAAGTTGATAGGGGAGAAACTCCATCTCACAGTTCAGCCCTACGCGTGGTGGGTGGAGAGGCTGCAGAAGTGCGGTGCGAGGATTACATGGTCAAGGGACTTTGGCACGCACTGCATGATCTTCTGCACTGCCTGGGATACAGGGAAGAAAGTGCAGGAGCAGCCGTTTGAACTGACGGAGACGATGGAGCAGATCAGGAAGAATGTTGAGGTGAATCTACAGGGTCCGTGGACGGACATCGGCCCGCACCAGACGAATGATACGGAAGTGCTGATCCTCGGCGGCGGGCCAAGCCTCAAGGACTCGAAGGACGAGATTCGTCAGCTCATTGGCGCGGGGTGTAAGGTCGTCACGCTGAATGGTGCAGGCAACTGGCTTCGCGAATGGATGCCCAACACGCCTGTGAATCAGTTCCTCGTCGATGCGCGGGAGTTCAACAAGCGGTTTGTTGAGCCGATTAGCGAGAATAACCTTTACTTCTGCGCTTCGCAGGTTCATCCAAGTGTGCTGGAAAATCTGCCGAAGAATCGGACCTTTCTGTTCCATGTTGCGGTTAAGAGTATTGAGGATCTTCTACACAAGCATCGGGGCTTGTACTTCGATGCGAGTGGTGGAAGTACAGTACTTCTGCGTGCGATTTGCGTGCTGACAATGATGGGATTTAGGAAGTTCCACCTCATTGGGTGTGATTCATGCCTCCTGCCGGCAGAAGTAGAAGCTACTGTTCATGGTATGACTGACGAACATCATGCATATCTCCAGCCGGAGAATGACAACGCTCCTGTGATTCCTGTAACCGTTCGGGGGAAGGTATTCAAGTGCCATCCCTGGATGATTTCGCAGGCACAGGAGTTTATGGACCTCATTCGCCTCTACGGTCACGTCATCGAGCTGGATGTCAAGGGGCCTGGTCTCCTTGCAGCCATCCTCGAAGCCGGGGCTGAAGCGGCGGATGAGGAGATCATGACTCTCGCTTAGGAGAAACCCAAATGGCCGCTGGCCCTTGGAAAATCTATGCCAAAGCCAAGAAATATATTGGCAACGGCACCATCACCCTTGGTGCCGGCGTGTTCAAGATGCAGCTGCATCGAGCATCCGCTTCAGCTGCAATTCTTGTCCTCTCCACCCGAAGCACTAACACTTCGATCCCAGGTGAGATTTCAGCTACCGGCGGATATGCTGCCGGCGGTCGAAATCTTGTCCCAGCTACTGCGCAGTGGACGGTTGGTGCCTCTGCGAAGCAGTACAAGTTCACGTACACCACGGCCGGACTTGTGTTTACGGGATCGGGCGCCAGCTTGAACAACATCAAGTACGCGCTTATCCGGAACTCGACCGGTGCTGGTGCGGGCAAGGTGCTGTGCTTCTGCAGCCTTTCGACGGCAGCGTTTACGGTTGCGTCGGGCAACACGCTGACGGTTGGTCCGGCGACGACTGGCGTATTTACGCTGGCGTGAGAAAGGAAAATCCAGCGGGGGTGGCCGTCGCCCCCAGCCTGGAGAAAGTATGATCCTCGTCCCCAAGCGCAATCTCTATCTTCCTCGCAGGTTCCGACAGCGTGGGGGATGGAACATCTCGATGACTCGCGACCCTGCGCAAGCAGGTGGTGGGGGCGCGGTTGCTTTTGTACCAGACGCAAACTACGGAGCATCTGGTACGTTTAGCAATGGACAGATCGTAACGATCACCTCAGCTTTAAACGCCTTTGACGTAAAGCCGAATGGCGTTAAGCCTGCCTGGTATTGGGATGTAGGAAGGACCGGATCGACTTCGCTCGATCCGCTAAGCCGTAATACGTCTTGGCAGACTAACACTGGTAACGGCCCGCAGTTTGGGTCGATACAAACTGATGTGTTAGCTACAAACTCTGTAGCTAACTATCGAGTCACCGCGCCAAACGCAGGACAGGCTGCTGTCATCGATGGTATGCCGCTGACCTTTACGGACATGTATCTGTTCGCGAAGTGGCGGACGGACTTCAACTACGTAGAGGCGAATGCGTCCGATGGGCTTTCGTGGAACCTGAAAGGTTGGCGAGTCTGGGGTGGTGGTGTCGGTGGTTCCGGACACGACCTCAAGACTGGATACGGCGATTTAGAGGCCGGTCAAAACAACGACAATCCAGTTCTTTTCTACGAGTTTACGGATGGAGGCTCCAACCATGATGGCTGGGGGATGGGCCTCCCCAAGAACGTGTGGTTGACGCAGGAATACCACCTGTTTCAAGGCACGGTTAACGGGAACAATACCAGTACGAAAGTGTACGAGCAAGGGCAACTTGTCACGACATACACGGGGGCAGGGCGTACATCAGGCTGGCCGGACGCATTCGATCAGCTTTTCGCGCATCAGTTTGAAGGCTTGGACGGAACCTCGTCCATGCACTTGTACTACGATTGCATCTACGTAGACGACTCCTTGTCCAGAGTTATGGTGTCAGATGCTCCTACGTGGAGCACCGCCTCAACTCGCGCGCTTGAGATTCAGATCCCGACCGCATGGGCAACCAATGCCATTTCATTCTACGTCAGGCAGGGCGCACTTCCCTCATTTACAGGGAAGTATCTCTACGTGATTAAGAACAACGGTTCCGACCTGCGTATTGGGCAGTTTGTGGCTGCATAACATGGCATCAGATAATTTTGAAGCCGGCAGTAGCCAGAACCTCGAAGCATACAACCCGCTGTGGAATGTTGGTACGACGGGGGACTTTCAGACCAATGCATCGCAGTGTTATGTCAACACTAGCAATGACGTTTGCGCTTGGTACAGCGGCACGTTCAATGCGACGCAGTATTCTGAAATCGAGATCGTTGTCCTCGGCAGCTCGTACGTTGGACCCGCTGTTCGTTGCAGTGGAAGCAACACGGGTTATATTATTGAGCTGAATGATACGGAAACGTATCTTGCCAAGCTGACGAGCGGGTCTTTCAGCACACTTGCGCAGGTAACAAACTCTACAGTCACGTGGGCGGTAGGAGATGTTTGTCGCCTGGAAGTGACTGGCACTAACCTGCGTGTGTACCGTAAGGCTAGTGGGTCTGGCACGTATACGTTGATCAGCGCGCTTAACGCAAGCGATGCGACGTATTCAAGCGGCAACCCGGGTATCTCTGGGTTTGGCAATGACACCACCCGGATGGATAACTGGAGTGGTGGAGACCTTTCGTCGGGCCTGACAATCACGCCAGCAGTTGGCACACTGGCACTGCAGGGCTATGCGCCGACAGTCCAACTGCGCGTCATCAAGCCACTAACAGGGGCGTTGGTAATTGCTGGCGCAGCACCGCAGCTTACCCAGCAGTTCAATAGAACGCCTGCTGCTGGCTCGCTCGCGTTCTCTGGTCAAGCGCCACAGGTGCAGATCACTGGCACTGTGCGACCGAACACAGGCGCATTAGCCCTTGTCGGTCAGACGCCTGTTGTCATGCTCGCGCATGTGCGAATCCCTGGAACGGGATCGCTGAGCATTACAGGACTGACGCCGCAGATTCAGTCTCCTGCTACGATTCGGCCGCCGACTGGCTCGCTGACGATAACGGGCGCAGTTGCAGTTCAGACTCTCACTGTCCAGGCTCCGCAGACAGGAAGTGTTGCGCTTGCAGGTTCCGCGCCTGTTGTTACCCAGCAGTTTATCAAGACGCCGACCAGCGCCTCGCTAACGCTGCAGGGCTACGCACCGTCTGTTCGTCAGGGGTTTGTCATTCGCCCCTCGGCAGGAAGCCTGACGATTACTGGAAATGCGCCGCAGATGCCTGGCGGAATTATCATCCGCCCAGCAACAGGTGCGTTAACCACGACAGGCCAGACACCCTTTGTGCAGGGCGTGCTGTTTATTCGGCCGGGTACGGCAACGCTGGGATTGACAGGCGCAGCGCCAATTATCTCTGGCGTAAACGTCACGCGACCAGCGGCAGCGAGCCTTGCACTTACAGGCATCGCGCCTGTCGTTCGTCGAGGCGTGATTATTCAGCCTGCGAGTGGAACGCTGGGGCTAACTGGCGTAGCGCCGAGCGTCCGTGTCCCGATCATCATTCAGCCACCTACAGGCGAGCTCGTATTCTCTGGTCAGTTGGCTGTCGGCGGCGGGACTGGTGGTGGCGATGGTACAGATGGTGGAAGTGGGCTAGTTGTTCGACAGGCTGCACGACGGTCCTTGCGTCGCCCTGTTAGAAATCCTTTGAGGTACTATCGTGGCTGAGATTCAGCGAGTTTCCCATACGCACAACTCGATCATGGACTACATGCTGGCGAATCCAGGTGTGTCGCTTGGAGAGATTGCAAAGGCCTTTAACTACACGCAGGGCTGGTTGAGTCAGATCATCCATAGTGACGCGTTTCAGGCGATGCTGCGGGATAAACAGGGTGTGATTTTTCACAACACTGTGATGCCGATCAGGGAAAAGATGCTTGGTGTCGCGTCGCTTGCGCTGGATCGGATGATCGAGAAGGTTCAGGTTGAAGGTGATCTTAGCACACTGTCGAAGACAGCCGAAGGTGTGCTGGATAGACTTGGGTTCGGTTCAAAGGGTGGAAACACCTTCATCATGAACCAGACAAACAACACGCAGGTGAACACGCTGCGAAGTGAGTTGGATGAGGCCAAGGCACTGCTGGGCCGAGCAGAGCGCCCTCAAATCGGAGTCACGATAGATGAGAGCGGAAAGCAGCCAGCGCTACCAGCACCGAGTCAGACCGACTTGGGTCAGGAGTATCTTGCCAAAGGAACTCCCCTTCAAGCCACTGGAAGCGAAGGGACACCTGCAGAAGAAGGGGATCAAGCATGAGCGACAGGTCGCTGAGTACCTCACTGAGCTCTACGAGCTTTCATACTTCGCGGGGATGTGGTTTGCTTATGGGGATGGATCCAGCGGGACAAGATACTGTCAGCTTGACGGTCTTCTTGCAGATCACAAAAGACGCAACCTTGTGGTTGTTGAATGCAAGCTCCGACATACGCCAGAGGCTTACTGGCAAACGGAAAATCTGTACTTGCCGGTCGTGCGAGCTTGGCTCACTGACCAAAGATTCTGGTCGCTCAGTGTCTGCGAAATTGTCCGCTGGTGCGACCCGCACACGTCGTTCCCGACTCAGTGCAATTTCATTGAGAACCTGGATTTAGTAAGAGAGGATAGATTCAATGTTCACATCCTTCCGAAGCATTGGTAAGGTTTTATGGCCACTCCTACTGATCTCTACAGCTTTCGCAGCTCAGACGATGAGCTACAGCATCACGAAACCGACGGGCTACGAGGATGGAACAGCCTTTGGGACAGAACAACTCGTCTACATCGTCTACAGTGTGAGCGACGACAAGCAATTGTTCAGTACCTTCAATCTTGCGGGAATGAGGACCGACATTCCCGATGGCGTGACTTGTATCTATGCGAGAGCTGGAGTGTACGATCTGACGAACAACAGGGTCCTGATCGGTCCAGATGGAAAGAGTACGTTGAGCGACAAGAGTCCAAGCAGCTGCAAGGCAACACCGCCACCGCCGCCAAGCGCTACAAAACGTGTCGCCGTTCCTGGGATTAAATGGAACTAAGATGAACGCAGTCGTCGCCGCGCCAGATAGAATGGTCCTTTCCCGTGCAGAGGTACTGAAACTCTGCGCGGTGGACGACCTTTTCTACTGCCGGCAGATGTTTCCAAAAACTTTCAGGCAAAAAAGTCCGGAGTGGCATCGTGACTACTGGTATCACTTCAACAATCCGGAAAGAGACTTCTTTGGCGCGGAAGTGTTTAGAGGAGGCGCTAAGACGACCCTCACACGAGCTGGTCTCTCCAAGCGAATCGGGTTCGGGCTCACGCGCAACACACTCGCAGTTGCGATCAATGAGACGATGGCTTCGCATACGGTTAGATGGATCAAGCGACAGGTCGAAGCCAGAACCTACTGGGCCGAACTCTTCGATATCAGGAAAGGTGATAAGTGGACAGATACCTGGATCGAAGTGATCAATGCAGCGTACGACATAAAGATCAACATTGTCGCGCTGGGTATGACCTCGGGTATTCGAGGTTTGAACTTCGATGACTGGCGGCCAGACTTTATAATCGCTGACGACATTAGTAATGAGGAAACTTGCGGCACGCCTGAACAGCTAGAGAAACAGGAAACGACATTCTTCGGAACCATTGTCCCTGCGATGGCTGCGAAGAGTGAAGCTCCAGGCCGAAAACTTGTGTTGCTGCAAACCGGGCTGCACAAGGATGACATTATCAACAAGGCGCACAAAGATCCTACCTTCTTCACGGTGAAATATCCGAAGCTGGTATATGATAAGATCACGGGTGCGCCGCTAAGCGCGTGGGAAGAAAGGTACCCGCTAGAAGAGGTTTTGGCTGAACGTGAAAACTACATCCGACGAAGACAGTATCACATCTGGCTCAGGGAGTATGGGTGTAAAATCATCTCGAAAGAGACGAGCGCGTTCGACGCAGGCTGGCTCAGGTACTGGACCTCTTTACCTGTCGATCTCGAATACTGGGTCGGTCTCGATCCTGCGTCAGATTCCAAAAGGAAGCAGGCTCATAAGACGGCAATTGTCGTTTGGGGGTTCCACCGTCGAACTGGTGACATATACCTAATCGAGTACTTTGCGGATCGTGGAAAGAATCCTGAGGAAATGTGGAACTGGATCTATCGTATCAAGCGCACGTATCGCCCACGCGAGTTTGCTGTAGAAACAGTCGCCTTCCAAAAGATGCTCGCCTGGTACTTCAAAACGAAGATGCAGGAGAACAACTTCTACTTCACGATTCGAGAGTTCAATGACAAGCGCTCGAAGCCTGACCGCATTCGTCAGGCGTATACGGACCTCGCCTCAAACGGCAAGATCTGGGTGCATGAGAATCACACTGAGTTTGTGACTGGATTCACAGATTATCAGGACAACGTTGATTGGGACTTGGGTGACGCTGGAGCGATGGGGATTTGTGCGATGAATCCCTGGATGTTTGTACCAACAGATGGCACTGATCCCGAAGCAGCTGCTGACGACATGATCGCGCAGGAAGAAGCTGCGATCCCTGACCTCGTATTTACAGAAGGTGCGCCATAATGGCTCGCAGGAATTTGAATCTCTACGGTGGCAGCAAGCTCAACGATGCGGAGGACTTGGAACTTCGGCAAAACGTTGAAGATAATTTCGGTGACCTCTACTGCAGCGATCGGAACTATGCAGATGAGCTGACTGCTGCGAAAAACGGTGTGACGAAAGGGATGTTGTATCACACGAATGGCGCAGTAAAAGTTCGATATCAGGATATTCCTGTGCCGGATGTTGGACGCTTGTCGCTGACTGGCTATTCTCCAACAGTCGTCCAAGTCATGATTCGTAGACCTGCTGTCGCGGCTCTTGCGCTAACAGGACAGACGCCCATTGTACGTCAGGCGCATAATGTTACGCCAGGCACTGGTTCGCTTGGCCTTACGGGCGCAGCCCCTGCGGTGAGCTAAACATGCTAAGCGTCAAAGTGCCACAGGCACTGCAGGACAAGATCAAAAACATGATCTGCGAACGGAAGAGGTTCTCAGATCAGAAGATGAAGCAGTTTCATAAGCAGTGGGACGATGCCGACGATTCGATGCGCGCTTATATTAAGGAGCGCGATACGGATAAGAAGCGTAAGGACAAAAAGCGCTATGACGGAGAGGTAGACTACGTAACGCTCGAAGTCCCTTATACCTATGCAATTGCGATGACAGCGCATACGTATTTCTCGTCCGTGTTGCTGGGACGTACCCCAGTGTTCCAGTTCACTGGCCGTCATGGCGAGAGCCAAGACAGCATCATGGCAGTGGAGGCTGTATGTGATTATCAGCTGAAAAATGGCTACATGATGCCGGTGTTGTATAATCTGCTGTTCGACCTCGCCAAGTATTCGTTGGGAATTGGCGGAATTTACTGGGATAGCGAGCAGATCGTTGTCTCGAAGTATCAGAATCAGCCAACTGTTGTTGGGGGAGTACAGTTTGCTGGCTCGACTCCTGTCATGACACAGGAGATTGTACAGGGGTATGAAGGAAATAGGATCTACAACGTTAGACCTTACGACTTCTATCCTGATCCGCGCGTGCCACTGTGGAAGTTCCAAGACGGTGAGTTCTGCATCAGAGAGACGAGTGAGGGCTACTATGACATCATCGCGATGGAACACCAGTATCCCGGATACTATCTCAACATTAATAAGCTGCCCGAAATGGCGGCCAGAAAATCTGGAAATGCTTTTACAGTTGGATCCTCACGTGTTGAGCTACCCACACAGCCCGGTGAGGGAAATGCTCCAGGACCTGGATTCTTCAAGGTTACTGACGCCTATGTTAAGCTCATTCCCTCCATGTGGGGACTCAGCGACTCGAAGCGTGTAGAGATCTGGTGTTTTCAGTTGGTGGAAGATGAACTCCTTATCTCCGCAAAGCCGCTCGGCCTCTATCACAACAAGTTCCCGTTCTTCCTCATGGAAGGGAACTTCGGTTCAGATGAGTTTGCCAAGTACGGCATGGTCGAGGTCATCCGACCCCTCACAGACATCCTTACATGGCTGGTCAACTCGCATTTCTATAATGTGCGAAGGGTCCTCAATAATCAACTTGTGTTCGATCCTTCGCGTGTCACTGTTAAGGATCTCACAAAGTCCGGTCAACGGCTTATTCGACTTAAACCTGCCGCGTATGGGACGGACCCGCGCCTTGCAATTCATCAGCTTCAGATGTACGACGCCACGCAAAACAACCTGCGAGACGCGCAATACATCGAGCAGATGATCCAGCGCACCTCCGCTGTCGTTGATCAGGTGATGGGCATTGTCGACCAGGGTGGGAGAAGGAGTGCAACTGAAGCGCGCATCGGTGCGAATGGATCTGTGTCTCGCTTGCGTACGCCAATCGAGTATAACTCTTATCTCGGCATGGACCCGCTCGCGAACATGATGATCGCTAACACACAGCAGCTGATGTCCCAGCAGAGAAAGTATCGTGTCGCAGGGAACACCTTGCAGAACGCGCAAAACTTCCTCATGGCGACACCAGACATCATCGCAGGGAACTACGATTTTGTGCCTGTTGATGGGACGCAGCCAATCGATCGACTTGCTCAAGCAAACTTCTGGAAAGAATTACTTGTACAAATCGCTCGCGTTCCCCAAGTTGCTATGCAGCTCGACATCGTAGGCATGATCGGCCACACGATGCAGCTGCAGGGCGAACGTAACTTCGACAGATTCAGGATTCAGGTCATGCCGCCTGGTGCCGGCCCGTCTCCTGGTATGGTTCCACTACCACAAGGAGCTCAGAATGTCGTTCCAGGACCAGGTCGTATCCCCCAAGCCTCAGGAGTCGGGGGTCACCCTAAGGGAACTGCAGGAGGAACTGTCTAATCTTAGACGGTTAAACGCAAGTGCTGAATTCCAGGTCTACCTTGCCTACCTCGACACCCAATGCGAACTACGGAAGCAGCAGGTCTTCCTTACGCCGCTTACCGCCATGGACGAGGTTTTGGGTCAAGAGTACTTTAAAGGTGAGATCGCTGGGTTGCACCATGCGAGACATATTGTTGAGACTCGAATCGCTGATTTGCAAGATCAAATCCAAGCTGCATTGAAGGAGACTGAAAATGAAGATTCTGAAGTTCAAGCTGATGGAAGCAACACCGGGGACGGGAGGCTCGACCTCGACGCCTTCGACGCCGACGCCTTCAAGCGCCCCTAGCACTCCGGCGCCTGCTTCTTCGAGCACTGAATCGTCTTCGGGCGATTTTGATTTCGCGGCACTTGCGCTGGATACGGGGGACGGAGGCGAACAGGCCACACCACCCACCCCCGCTGTCAGTATCCAGCCAAGTGCCCCTTCGTCTGGAGCGGCGGCGCCGACAACCCCCGTGGCTACTCCTGCAACGCCGGCGTCTCCCTCGCCCGCGCCTGCAGCCCCCGCTACGCCGGCCCCGGCTGCCGCCGCTCCAACCCCAGCTGCGCCCCCCGCAGCACCACAAGGGCAGTCACAGGGTCAACCTCCTGTAGCTGCGCCTCAGCCGCAAAATCCGACCGACCAGCCGGGTGCAAACCTGACACCGGAGGCGATTGCGCAAGCCTTTGAGAACCACAGGAAGCAATTTCTGCCGCAACTGCAGCAGATGTATACGATTCCTGAGGCCGAGGTTGAGGAACTCAGGACCGCTCCTGAAACAGCACTCCCCAAACTTGCTGCGAAGCTGCACTATGAGATCCAGCTGTCCACGTTTCAGTCGCTCGTTCAGCAGTTACCTCAGCTCTTGAGTCCTATTCTGGAACAGAGAGCGCAGGTTGATAAGCTGACGAGTGAATTCAGGACAATGTGGCCAGCGTTGCACGAAAAGCCTGAGTATGAAGCTGCTGCTGAGCAGGCGATCAGATCAGTCCGTGCGGTGAACCCGAAGCTGCCGATGAAGGAAGTACTGAAGCAGGCAGGTGTGTTGGCGTTGATTTCGCTTGGATTGCCAGTAACGGCACCAGGTGGAAGTACACAGTCAACTGCGCCAGCGGCGCCTATACCTCCGACTCCTGCAGCCCCTCCGGCACCGCCGATTGCACGACCGCCTGGCATTGGTGCTTCGTCCTCTCCGCTTTTGCCGCCTGGTGGTGGCGATGAGGGCAACATCTGGGCTCAAATGGCAGAGGAGCACTTGCGAGGGGGCTAAACTCCCTTTAAAAGGTTTTTGCATTCATGGCTGATAATAACGGTTATTTTGCTGGTCTGCGGGGGACCGGGTCGTACGGTACAGACGAACGCCCGAAGAACTTCCGCGAGATGATTCTCTGGATGAGCCCGAACGGTAACGCGCCGCTCTTTGCGCTTACCTCGAAGGCGAAGACGGAGAAGGTGGATGATCCTGAGTTCAACTGGTGGGAAGAAGTTCAGAATATCTGTCGCGTTCGCATCAACAACGGAGGCGGCTACAACAACGCAGCTGTCACCCTGACGATCGACAGCGGTGGGCGTGAGCTGATTCCTGGCGATATCCTTCTCTACGAAAAGCCGACGGAGACTGAGGCGTACGATAACGAGCTGCTGCGCGTCACCAGCGTCACGAGCGACACGGTAATTGTCGTGACTCGTGGCGTTGCTGGCACGACGGCAGACGTACTCGCGGACGACGCCTACCTCCTGCGAGTCGGTAACGCGCAGTCGGAAGGCAACCTGTCGATCTCGACCTCTTCCACGAACCCGGTCAAGTACAACAACTTCTGCCAGATCTTCAAGACTCCTTACACAATCACCAAGTCGGATCTGGAGACGAAGAAGCGCACTGGCGATCCTCGGAAGAATGAGCAGAAGCGCAAGACCTTCCAGCATGCTGAGAAGATCGAGCAGGCTCTGTTCTGGGGCAAGAAGTACGAGACCACGGACCCGACGAACAACAACCTGCCCCTGCGGTACACCATGGGCCTGCGATCGTTCATTCAGTCGCATGTCAAGGTGTTTTCGGCTGACCCGACGGAAGATGATTTCCTCAATGCTGTCTATCCCGTGTTCGACTACGAGGCGGGTGAGGCTGGCAACGAGCGACTTGTCTTCTGCGGTAACGGTGCGCTGAACTGGCTGAACCTGCTTCGCAAGAACAACGCCAACACGTACATCCAGTACAACGGCGACATCAAGTTCTTCGGCATGGATCTGCAGAAGTGGACCATCCCGCAGGGTACGCTGTACCTGAAGTCTCACCCGTTGCTGAACGTGCATCCGGTTTTCCAGAACTCGATGTTCGTCATCAATGCGGCAGGCATCAAGTACCGTCCGCTCGGTGGCCGCGACACGAAGTTGGAAAAGGATATTCAGCCGAATGACGCGGACTACATCAAGGACCAGTGGCTGACGGAGTGTGGGTTCGAGTTCCATTTCGAACGCACCTTCGCCTACATCGGTGGGTTCAAGAACTTCTAAAGGAGTTCTGCGATGGCTCTAGGCGATCTGACCTGGGACGAAACTGACCGCGCGTGGGGTGATGCGAGTGCGATTTATTCTGAATCGCGCCCTGTCGCTATCATAGGCGATCGGTTCTACCAGTTCGATGCCGGAGTCAACTTCGCGGTCGGTCCGGTTGAGGTAACACTCGGCCGGACCGGCCTGACTATTGTAGGGCAGGATCGTTTTGGTCAGTGGATGGTTGATCCGGGAGTAGAGAAACTAGTCACAGGTATGTGGCCTGTATTTCGTGCACCTGCGGGAACAGTTGTTCAGATTTGGGTTGGTGCGCAAGAGTCGACTGAAGACCCGATCACGTGGGAAGGGCCTAGAGATTTTCGTGTAGGTATTGATAAGTTTCAAGACTTTCTCGTTTCTGGCACTCACATCGCAGTTCGTTTTACTTCTATGGGACAGCCACCATGGGAACTGCTTAGCTACGACTTAGACATCGAGCCAGTCGGAGAGAGATAATTATGGATTGGTGGCAGGTGCTTACTCAGGGGATGTCGCGCGAACAAGTTAAAGGAGCCATAATGATGAGCTGGAGACTGATAATCCTATCACAAGCCTTGTGGATTTGGGGATTTTTAGAACCCATTGGTCTGCCACAACCCTTCGCGCGGGTGGGTACTGTGGTTGCGCTGCAGACAGACGTGAAGTCTATTGTAGATGGATTGCAGGCGGATCGCATTGATAGGCTGGAAGCAGACATCTTCTCTGCTCGGCGACAGCAGTGCGAAGCGATTAAGATCGGGACAGAAGAGCAAAAGCGACAGTATGGTGATCGACTGAACGAGTTGATCAACAAGTATCGCAGAATTACTCAAACGTATCCACGCGTACCTGGATGCGACGAGGTATAAGATGGACCTCGATGTACGGCTGAGTAAGAATTTCAAGCTACGAGAGTTTCTCGTTAGTCAAGAAGCTACACGTAAGGGTATGGTTGTTGTGCCTAGCGAAGCGGAGCTTGAAAATCTTCGTCGGCTGTGCGTCGAGGTTCTTCAGCCAGTAAGAGACTTGTATGGAAGGATGCAGATTACATCTGGCTTACGTCCAACCTGGCTGAACAATATGGTAGGTGGAAGTCAGAGTTCTGCTCATATCTACGGCTGCGCTGCTGATGTAGAGTTTCTGGACTTCGACAACAGCTATGTGTTTGGACACTTGCATGATTTTACTGGACATAACTTGCCAGTTGATCAGATCATTGCTGAATTTTTGCCAGAAGGCTGGATTCACTTCGGTATCGCTCGCGTAGGCGCACATCCGCGCGGGCAGTACCTCAGAGCCAAACATGGGTCTAATGGGAAGACAGAATATGAATTTGCTTGACATCCTGACGGTAGGGTCAAAGATACTGGATCGTGTACTGCCTGATCCTGCAGCTAGGATCGCTGCCCAGCAGAAGTTGATGGAACTGCAGCAGAATGGAGAGCTGGCGGAGTTGAATGCTGAATTGCAAACTCGCCTGGGTCAGATCGAAGTGAACAAGATCGAGGCTTCGAGCGAAAGTATCTTCAAAGCAGGCTGGCGGCCGTTCATCGGCTGGGTTTGTGGGTTTGCTTTGGCCTACGAGTTTATCGTTCGCGTCATCGCAGGGTATATTTTTGGCAATTGGCTTGGTTGGATGGAACCTCCACAGTTGGACATGGGAGACCTGATGACGATCCTTGGTGGTATCCTTGGACTTGGCAGTCTCAGGACTTATGAGAAGAAAACTGGTGTTCATAAAAAATAGCATTTTCGTACGGTATAATGCTATAATCCTGGAGACCATCCATGACTAACAAGGAAATGTTCGATCTGATCATGCAGCGGTTTGGCAATCGTTCGTCCACTACGCTGCGTGCGACTGTCGTCAAAGAGCTGAACGAGAAAATTCGTCAGCACGAACAAGGCGACATCCTTCCCTGGTTTATGGAAGATATCTGGATAACGTCTACAGCAGCAAATGTAGACTATTTGGATTTACCTTCTGACTACATTCGTGATGATGATGAGGGATATCCGGAGTTCAGCTTCACAAGTGGTTACAAAAGAGCTGTGAAGGACGGCTATAACAACCTTCGCGCAACGTATGCAAATGCGACTGCTGCTGTTCCTGAAGGATTTGCGATTTACGGAGAAAAAGTCTATCTCGGGCCAACGCCTGATGCTAGTTATACCTTTCGTTTGCCCTATTTTAAGCGAACGGGAGAAGTCGCTGACACAACTTCAACAATCACGAATAAATGGTTGCTGAATTTCTTCAATTTCATCACCCTTTCGACGATAGATTTGGTGGCCAGAACACATACTCGAGACCAGAAGCTCATAGATATGGTTTCAGTACCACTTAAAGATGCTTATGGCTTGATGTGGAAGGCGATTGAAGGACGCCTTCACGCTGGTCGTGAGTACTTGCTCGATAATGAGGAGAATTAGCCGTGGGATTGGAAACAGCAAATACAATCAACGAGCTAGTTGAAACCTGGCCGCTGCAAACTGACAAAATTCGTCAGGGTGCTGGTCACATTCGCAACTTGAAAAAGTCGATCAAGACGACGTTGCCGAATCTGACTGCTCCGATGACCAAAACGGCTGCAGCGCTTAACCAGCTCCCTGACAACTTCGCCGCTTTTTTGATAGAACTGCAAAATCACCTTGAAAAAAAGGGAACTATCAAGGCGTGGGACATTCTCAACCAGCCAATTCCTGCTGGATGGGTATTATGTGATGGACAAGTCGTAGCAGGGTACGGAACTGTGCCAGATATGCGGGATAGGTTCGTGCTTATGGCAGGAGCCAGCTATCCCTATGGTGGAACGGGGGGTAGTTTGTCGAAAACGACGACTCCTGGAGGTGCGCACACGCCCGCGATCCAAAGCCACGCACTGACGGCAGCTGAAAACGGACCTCACATCCATACAGGTATTACGGTTCAGGGATCTGGAGACGATAACGGATTTCCTGGTCCTTTGGTTCTCACACAGCAGTTTGTTCCGCAGGGGAACAGTTTTCTGTCTGGTGCCTTTACGGAAAGTTCTGGTTCTGGCACTCCACACACGCACGGAGCAGATGCAGTTCCGGATCACCAACATACAGTGTCTGACGTTCGTCCACCATACTACGCTGCGGCCTTTATCGTAAAGGTCGTAGACTTTGTGATGCCATAATGGCTCGCTTAACCGTCTCGAAGTTCGGTATTCCAGGCTTCGTTAAAGACGTAGCTGAGTACGCTATTGCGCCACAAGCGTTTAATGAGGTTAGAAACTGTCGTTTCAACTCCTCTGGTGCAAATACGTTTGCTGGTGAAGTGGAGGTCATGTCTCAGGCGCCTGAAGTGCCACTATGGCTACGCGCATTTCCGCCGCTTGAGGCACCTATCTGGCTGTGGGCGAATCATCAGCGTGTTTATGCGTATGATGGCACTCATAACGATATCACCCGTATAAGCGGAGTTTATTCTGCTAACGACAGAGAACGTTGGATGGGGGAGGTCCTAAATGGAATCGCAGTACTCAACAACACGGTTGATGTGCCTCAAATGTGGACGGATTTTGACGCTAGTCAAAGACTCGAAACACTTGCAAATTGGCCAGACACTCTGCGATGTAAGTTTCTGCGACCTTGGAAAAATTTCCTCTTTGCAGGGAATCTCACAGATAACGGGGTTGCCAGACCCTTCAGTGTTCGTTGGTCAGATGCCGCCGCTCCAGGAACAGCCCCATCCTCTTGGGACCCAGCTGATCCAACAAAGCTGACAGGGGAGAGAGATATTGCTGAGTCTGATGACTCCCTTATCGATGCGAAAGAGATGGGCAATATTATGGTGGTGTATAAGCAGAAGAGCGTCTACGCCTTCTATTACATCTACCCTAACAATGACATCTTTGCACATGATAAGCTTTTCGGCAAAGGAGTCCTCGGACGTGACTGCATTCAAGAGTTTCCCAAAGGTCATGCAGTGTTTGGCCTTGATGATATCTACATTCACAATGGAACTAAAGGAAGCGCCGAAAGCATCGTCGAGGCCAAGTTGCGGAACTGGATCTTCAACCAGATTGATTCCAGTAACTTCTTCAACTGCTTCACCTACGCACAGCCAAGACGAAATGAGATCGCGTTTGCATTTCCTGAAGCAGGTGAGACGCTTCCGACACTTGCCCTAGTTTGGAACTGGGTGACGAATGGAATTGGAGTTAGAGATCTACACAAGTCTCCCTTTATCTATCCTGGAGCAATTCTCGTCGACGTAGATGACGACATCTGGGGCTTCGATGTGGTTGAGACTAACAGGCTCATCACGAATGCGGGTGAACCGCTTGTTACAGAAGGTGGCAATCACCTTATTTGGAGTTAGGGTCCATGGCTGACAAAAAGATTATTGACCTACCTGTCGGTGGGGCTCTGACTGGAACAGAAAAGCTCCCCGTGGATCAAGGTGGTGCGACTGTTCAGGTCACAGTGCAGAGTGTTGCAAACCTCGCACCAACGCAAGATCACAACACGTTGACGAACCTGACTGCAGGAGACGCCCATCCACAATATCTGAATCAGGCGCGAGCTGATTTGAGATACGCACTGATCAGCAGGCTTATTTCTACAGGAAATGGTCTGCTTGGTGGTGGTGATTTAAGCACGAATAGGGTGCACTCAGTTCTAGGCAATGCTTCACGTGGCATTACAGTCACTGTCAACGGTGTCGAGTTAGACATCGTTTCGCTTGGTCAGTTACCTGAAGCGGTAGATGGCACGAATGATAAAGTGCCGATTTACAACCAAAGCGAAACGCGACCGCGCTACGTAAGCCCTGCGACCCTGCTCGCTGGTGCAACTGGCTTCGTACCAACAGGACGAGTGATTGGTGATGGTGCGGGACTGACAGGTGGTGGTGATCTGTCAGTAGATCGTACGCTTGCTGTAGGGCAGGGTACTGGTATTACAGTTAACGCGAATGACGTACAGCTGGACCTTGCTCATGTCCGCAACGTTGACCACAGTGCCGTTAGCATCAGCACGACGACGGGGCTAAGTGGAGGTGGAAACCTTACCGCCTCGCGTACGCTGTCGCTGGATACGACACATTCGAGAAACGTAGACCACGCGGCGGTTAGCATCACAGCAGGGACTGGCTTGACAGGTGGTGGTGATATTACTGCGTCTCGAACGCTGGGAATTGATACTGCTGTTGTTCCGACACTGGCTGGAGCGAACATCTTTTCAGCCGTAAATGTGTTCAGTGGTTTGAATGTCTCGTTTGGAAAGAATGGGACAACTGGATATGTAACAGCGAATCGCGGAAACGCAACGACGCCAGGGTATTACAGCTTCCACACTGTAGATGATATTCGAAGAGGCTACATTGGGTTTGGTTCAAGCACAGCTTTGCTGCTTGTCGGTGAGGCAGGTTGGACTTGGGACCTGTTTACGTCGTCCGGAGCGACTGTTCCTTGGGCGAAGATTACAGGAACGAAGAATGCTGATCAGTTGCAGGGTATTGCAGCAAGCGGGTTTGTTCAGCTAAACTCTGCTCCACAGCTTAGCGCGCTAGGTGTTGGAACGTCGGCGGGTGCAGCTGGAAGTATTCGCGCAACTGGTGACATTTCAGGCTTTTTCTCCTCGGATCGTAGATTCAAGGAAAACATCGAGACGATTCCAAACGCACTTGCGAAACTTACGCAGCTTCGCGGCGTGTACTTCGACTGGACAAAACAGTTCCTTGAAACACATGGACCAGGGAGTGAGTACTTCTATGGCACGCACGATGTAGGTGTGATTGCGCAGGAAGTTCGCGAAGTCCTGCCAGAAGTTGTTCGAGTGAGGGAGGATGGGACACTTGCTGTCAAATACGAGCATATCGTCCCCTTGTTGATCGAAGCGATTAAGGAACTGTCGGTGCAGGTAGCGGAACTGAAGGCGAAGCTCGCATGACACTGCAATCGTCTGGGCCGATTTCGTTAGGAGACATTGGGACTGAATTCAACAGTCCGTCGCCACGCTCGCTGAGTCAGTTTTATCGTGGAGGCGGAAAGGTACCTAACACTGTTGGAAATGCAGCTGTACCAACGTCTGGACAAATCTCCTTGAGTAATTTTTATGGTGCAAGCAATGGTGCACCAGTAGCACTTGTAGCTGGTTTTTATCATGATCCTACACCAGTAGATAGTTGGGGATACAGACAAGATCCCCCATTCTTTCCTGCGTTTGGAAGTGTAAATCCAGCTACACCGATTCCTGGATTTACAATCGCGAGATTAGAAAGCATCCTACTTAATACTGGTAGTTATAACTTTTCCGTCGTAGCTCCTACACCAGTGAATCAGAATGTTTTCGCTTCATTAGAATTTGTTGATCGTACTGGAACTTTCAGACAATTTCTCAGCTCCGCTGTTGGTGATGTAACTGTTTCAGGTTATAGATTCTGGACTTGGTTCAACGTTGGATTTCAGGCTTTTGATAATGGCGGTAACTATACAGTGATTTTCCGATGAACTACTCTCCGACAGAAATCCCTGAAGACAGCAAGGTCGAGCGCGAGCTTCATCGTGTCGGCCAGGCCATGCGTCAGCCTGTGTTTTTCGTGTATCACACAGCTCCTGTCAAACCTATTGACGGAATGATAGTGATTTGTGATGGTGTTAATTGGAATCCACTTGGTGATGGAATCAAGCGTCCACTTTGGTATGACGCAGGAGCTGCTGTATGGAAGAAGTTCGCGTAACTGTTCTCCTGCCAATGGACATTGAGCTTCATTGGCTTACTGTTGCTCCGTGGATCGTGCAAGCGGTCGGCGAGGGCGTTGATGATACGGATATGAAGTACATCAAACAGCAGGCTCTTGCGGGTGCTGCGCAAATCTGGGTTGTAAGGAAGAAAGACATCGAGGCAGTTTTAGTTACTGAAGCTGCTTTTTATGGTGGACGCAGGACTCTTATACTTCGCTGGCTTTGTGGAAAGCGGATCGACGAATGGGCTGCGATTCTCGAAGCAGTTGAGCTTTGGGCTTACGAGAATCAGTTCGAGCGTGTCGAAGCTTGGGGTCGAAAAGGCTGGGAAAAAGTCTTACGTCCACTGCAGTACACACACGAATTTACCGTTTTAGGTAAGTCGCTGGCGCGGAGAATGCACTAATGGGTAGCAGAGCGAAACAAACACAGCAGACGTCAACGACTACTTCGCTGCCTCAGAACCAGCAGCAAAACGTTGACTTGCTACAACAGGCTGCAGGAGACTTATTCAAGTCCGGTGGACCGCAGTATTTTCCTGGTCAGACCTATGCGAATCCCACAGCGAATGAGCTGGCTGGTCGCGGGTCGAACATCAGCTATGCGTCTGGTGCTGGACAGGATTTCCTGAATCAGTACAACGCAGGCGAGCAGACATGGCTCAATCCGAACAACATCTTCAACCCATCGAACATTCCAGGGTTTCGACAGGCACAGCAGAGTTTGATCGATGATACAAACACTAACCTCAACCGTAATATTCTGCCTTCGATTCGCGGTAATAGTGTTGCTACCGGTGGTCTCGGTGGGTCTCGTAGTGCTATTGCTGAAGGTATTGCTGCCGGAGACGCCCAACGGGGGCTGACGACTGCGCTCAGCAACATGAACCTCGGAGCGTATAACAGCGGATTGAACCAGTACAACGCTGCTGCTGGACGAGCTCCGACAACCTTCAACCTAGGTCTTGCACCAGGACAGGTACAGCAGCAAGTTGGTGGTCAGGAGCGGGCCGATGCGCAGACAGCCATCAACGCAAACGTCGATCGCTTCAACTTCGACCAGCTGCGTCCTATCCTCAACGCGCAGACCCTGCAGTCGCTCACAGGTACAGCAGGCCAATATGGTGGAACGACGAATTCTACAACGACACAGAGCACGTCAGGGGGAAGTGGGTTGTTGCAGGGAATTGGTGGGTTGTTGTCGTTGGCGAGCCTGATGTACGGTGGAATGGGTAGGCAGCCTGCAGTGGGAGCATCGACATGAGCATCAAGGATGCACTGAAGTTCGAGAAGTTTAACCTTGGAAAGATGTTCGATGATCTCAAGGCAGACCCGAAGCGCATCTTTCTGGGAGTAGACCCTCTTAGCACAAAAGGCTGGAATGCAATTCTAGGTCGAAACGACGAGCCCATCGTTGGACATCTTGGTGCGCCGAAGAAGGAAAACTTCCAGGCTGCACAAGATAAGGGAATTGATACGGGAACTGCGTCAACCTTGCATGGAATTGCGCAGACTATCGCTGGTGCCTATGGTGCAGCGGGTTTAGGTAATGTGGCCGGCGGTGTCGCTAACTCGCTGAATGGTGGATTAGGTGCTGGTGGGGGGTATACCGCCGCCGGTGGGGCCGCTAATGCGGGCGTAGGATCGGCCGTGGGCGGTGGAGCCGTAGGGGCGGCCGGAGCCGGGGCTATCCCCGAAGTCGTCGTAACGGCCGGTGGGGGCGGCGTGGGCGCGGGTACGGCAGCTGCAGCAGGGGGTGCAGCGGCAGGCGGCGCAGCGGCCTCGAACAGCGGTTCTTCCTCAAACAACGACAGTTTCATGAAGCGCTTAGGAAGCTTTGGCAATAACCTGCAGCAGCAGGGACAACAGCAACAGCGGCAAGAGGAACTCGCATTGGAAGCTCTTGCTCGTCGTGGTCCTCCTCCAGCTATGGGTGGAACGAACGTTGGTCCTGTTCCTGTAGATCAATATCGTGCGGCCCTGACGCCAGAAATGAATCCTGGTGGAGGAATTCGCGGGGCACTTTCGTAAGGTGATGTATGGCACTCGAAGACGCAATTGGTGGGGATTTAAGCGCTATTGACCCGAACTTGGGCCCTTCGCCTGTACAGGTCGAAGAGAACAAGTCCAAATGGCGGCAGTTTTTAGGGAATTTTCAAGATCCCAATGTACGTCAGGCGATCCTAGCGACTGGCATTGGACTGCTGCATTCTCCCAGGTACGGCGAGAATAGCGGAGATATCGTTGCGAATGCGCTGAGTGGTGGAGCGCAGACGCTGCAGGCGCTGCGTGCTATGGACTACGAGCGAGGGCAGAAGGCGCAGACTCGTGCTGATACGCAGGCGCAAAGAAGCATCGAGAACAGGCAGCGTGACACACAGATTCAGCAGGCTCAACAGCAGATCGACATCACGCAGCAGAATAATGCGATGGATGCTGGAGCACGAAATGCTGGGTTGAGTGAAGCTGCCCGCCACAACCAGGCTACGGAAGATATTGGTCGACGGCAGGCTGACGCTGACATGCTGCGTGCGAGAACTTATGGCGCTACGCAAGTTCGTGTTCCAGCGGAAGTGCAAAAGATCAACGCACTGCAGGCGCAGTACATGACTGAGGGACTTGACGAAATCTCCGCCCGTGCAAAAGCTGTGATGGTCGTAGATTCGACGAAGGGTGCGGCGAGCCCTGGCGAAGCTGCGATGAACCTGTATCAGAACAGCATCAAAAACTGGCAGGCGGATATCAACAACTTTGGAAAAGCCCTGACGCCGCAGCAACTTCAGCAGTTTCAGATCGATGCGATGAACACTGTGATGAAGTTCCAGCAGTTCAACACTACGCAGACGGGTACGCCACAGGCGCCGCAAATTCCAAATCCTGGTGTTCCGCCGCAGCAGCGTGGAACTATCGATCGATCAGCTGGATCCGCTATTGGAACTGTGAAAAACGGATATAAGAAGACCAAGGCTGGTCCGGATTCGGATAAGACGACTTGGACAAAGGTGAATACGAGTGGCAACGCCAAGTGATCAACTACCTCCGTGGGAGACTGCAGCAGCTGAGGGTCCACCACCGTGGGAAACTGCCACAGGGCCTACGCCCGAAGTGCCTCCCTGGGAGCAAGCTTCGCAGCCTGTTTCAGGAATGGAAGTGGCAGGAGCTGCGGCTGTCCCTTCGGGCGTGGCGCAAAGCCCGGCCTTTGATCCTGGGGCGCTGGACTCACCTTCACAAATCGACAAGACCAACAGCTTCATGTCGCGCTGGCTTGGGCCTATCGCAAAGACTCCGCTTAACCCAGAAGTCGCCCGGCACAATCTAGACCAGCTTGCGCGAGGGTTTAGCTCGACAGTCACCGGGGTTCTCAAAGCGCCTGGTCAGGCTATGGAAGCTGTAGAGAACTTCCGCGAAGCGCATCATTACCTTGAGCCGCAGTGGTTCAAAGATCTAGGTGATAAACCAGGCAAACTCTTTGCCTTGCAGATCGGAGCCTCTAAGCTGATCGATCAATTCCAGAAGGAGTTCATCGATGATCCTAGGAAAGAGATTCCATTTGAAGACCAGCTGTCTCAGGGTGCTGGTTCGGCTCTGGCATTTATGGGAACAGGAGCACTTCTCACCACTGCAGGTGTTTCTCCTTATCTTGCTTCTGCTGCTGCAGGTGGTGCTGTTGGTGCATCTCAACAGTATGATGATGCAGTAGCTCATGGAGCGACGCCGGAACAAGCTGCAATTGCGTATTTAGGAGGAAGTGCCTTTGGTGCGACGGAAGCAATTCCTGGCGCTATCTTTCTAAATAAGCTGAATAAAATTACTGGCGGAAAGATGCTGGAGACTCTGAAGAACTTCAATCAGAGTCAGGAATCTTCCACCGCATTGGAAGCGATCAAAGGTGGACTTGAGGAAGCGGTACAGGAAGGTATTCAGTCGCTGGGACAGAATTGGGTCGCTGCAGATTTAGCGGCTTATGATCCGTCGCGCCCGCTGGGAGAAAACTTCTGGCAGAATGTAGCGACGGGTGGAATTGTCGGCTCCTTCCTTGGCGGCGGCATCAATATGCTGCGAAACGCTGAAAAGAATCGGTTGCTCGATGAGCTTAAAGCCGAAAGAGACCTCAAGCAAAATGATCCAATCAACTTCATTGGCGGAGCGTTTACACCAGTCGAAGACTATATCAACCTCAATGCACTGCGAGATTCGTTAGAGACTGATTTTGCAGTTCGCTATGAGGCGCTACGCGATAACGCTATAGCACGGGCGTTTCACGATAACGCTAATCCGACTATCATTCCTTGGGCAAATCAGCAGCCAAATTTCCTAGGCGAAGTTGCGCCAACAAAGGCACATGACTGGTTTCTCGACAGTCCAGTAGACGAAAAGATTGAAAAGGCCCTGCCGAAGTCCGAGGCACCGATGACGGCGAGAGAGGCCCTGGATCATACACCAGTTGTCGTACTTGACGGAAATCCTTACAAGGAGTTGGTAGATACTGTCGTACAAAGCTTGGGCAAAGCTGCAGGATCAGGAAACGTTAAAGTTGTTGGTATCCTGCAAGCGAAGCTGAAAGTGTTGCAGGAAAAGGCGAAGATCGCTAGCAAGATAATGCGGAATCTTAAAGCTTATTCCGCTGCATTTCAGCAAGTCTTGGGGCCAGACACAAAGTTGGTGCTGACCGCGCAGAGTCCGTTTGTCAGAAAGACTACTGATGGACAGACTGTTTCAGGGCAGATTATGCTGTCACGAAACACGCCGCTTAAATCTGGGAAGCTGGTGAATGTAGCTTATATCTTTACAGATATCGATGCGCTAGCTACGGAGATTTTTAATAATAAGAATGCAAAAGTTTCAGACGGAATGCATATTGCACGCCGTCAACTGTTTGAAACTATCAACCATGAGCTGGGTCATATGATCACAGCGAATGCGTTAAGCAGAATTTATTCCACTATCGTTGACCCGAACTCTACTCCTGCACAAATACAGGGAGCGAATCGGGTGCTCAACGTACTACTGGAGAGTTATAAAAACTGGTTGATCGATGCGGCGGGAAAGTCACACAGGTTTTTGCTAGAGTCACAGTTTGCGCTAGATCGGGCAACCCAATACACTGTAGGTGCGCTGACGAGTGGTGATAAGAATTTGCTTGATGCTCCAATGACCGCTAAGGGTCCGAAAGGCTGGGATAACAAATACCTGCTTTCGTTCGATGAATTCTTTGCTGAAATGACTTCTCGCCTTGCTACGCAAGGAGCATTGGCTGACCCGATTATGACGAGGTATTTTAGCGCTGTTTTACCGCAGTATAAAAAGCTGTTTGAGCATTATCCTGCGTGGGCGCAGAGCGAATACGGACACGACTGGCATCTTTACCTGTCGAAGACTGTGACGGAGTACAAGGTAAAGCAGGCGCTGGAAGCTGCGCAGAGTGGTGGAAGTGGGGATATAATTAAAGCTATCAGAAAGGGAATTCCTGGCTTTGACCCAGAGAAGTTTGCTGGACTGGAACAGCATCTTGACCGCTTTGACAAGCTTATTTCTTATGGGTTTAATCTGATTCAGCTTGCGAAGGAGAATCCTCACATTGAGGGGCTGCAGACGTATCTGAAAGCGATGGCTGCCTGGGCGGAGTATCAGAGGAATTTTCAAGCTGACGCCAACGAGGTGTATAAGAGCTGGCGAAATCTTGGAAAGCTGGAAGCAGCTCAGCTATCAACTGTTTTGTTCGACGAAGCTCTCTCACGCAAATTAACTGATCCCGTACAGCTGACGAAGCTGCTTTCTGCTGAAGCACAGTCAGTGTACAAACAAGTTCGTGAGCAACTTGCAAAAGTTCTTGAGGAAATGCGGGCGACGGCATTACAGGACCTCCACCGTACTATCCTCGACAATGAGGAACTGTTGAACACTGAAGTCCAGAAGGTTAACGAGGACTTCGATAAGATGACGCAGCAGGGGTACTTCCCCTTCATCCGTTTTGGCAAGTACACTATCACTGCACGAGCTAAGGAAGCGCTCACCTACAACGGGAATACCTATAAGAAGGGAGAGCTTATCTCGTTTCCTGCATTCGAGTCGCAGAAAGAACGTGATGAAGTGCTTGCTCAAATACGCACGGAGCTCGGCGTTAAGGCTAATGTGGCAAGTGGCGTCATGCGAGAGACGGATTTTGTCATTCAGGGTATGCCACGTTCCCTCCTGCGTGCGCTTCGCAATAAGCTTGAAGCTTCGGGTAACTTCACGTCCGAGCAAGCCCATGCTTTCGAAGCTGTCGCCGCCGAAAGCGCGCCGTTCAGAAACTTTCAAAAGCACATGCTGAAGAAAAAGGGTATCCATGGGTACTCCGAAGATGCACTGAGAAGTTTTGCTGCTTACATCCGTGGCGCTGCCGGACACATTTCGAGGGTAAAGTTCAATGACGATATTCGCTCGTCTGTTGATCTCGTTCAGCAGAGTGTAGAAATCATCAAAGAGCTTGGAGGACGGAGCGACGAGCGGCAAGAGATCAGACACTGGCTGGATCGACACTTCAGCTATGTGATGAATCCTGGAAACGAGCTCGCGGTTCTGAGAGGTATTGGGTTTGTTCATTATCTGGGGTTCAATATCAAGTCTGCGGCGGTGAACCTGACGCAACTTCTAACAACAGTCGGGCCCTATCTGGCGGCAAGGTATGGAGATACGCACACTCTCGTTGAGATGAACAAGGCGACGTGGACCTTGAAGGATTGGGTGCTGAAGCGGAAGCAATACTTGTCCGCAATGGACAAGCTTGACAAAGGAACTGCAAATCAAGCTGAAACATCGAAAGCGCTCCTAGGTCGAATGATCGCTCGGGGCATGCATGAGGGCTGGCTTGATCAGTCACTCGCAACTGAACTCGCAATCGCCGCCTCTGAGAACAATCTCGATAGGGGGCTTTACCTCCCAACTGCCAGGCGCTGGTGGCACAATGTGAGTCGCTGGTCGGCGCTGCCATTCCATCTCGTTGAGAAACTTAATCGCTATATCACGGCGATAAGCGCCTTTAATCTTGAAATGAAGGCTTCCGGCAGTTATGAGAAGGCTGTCCTTGCTGCGCGCGAGGCTAACTGGTCCGCTAACTACGAGAATGCTCGTTGGAATAGACCTGAGTTCATGAGAGGAAAAAAGTCTGCATTCTTCCTCTTCGGAAACTATTTGCAGAATACTCTGTATTTCGCTACGCGCGACCCCGGAGCTTTGCGATACTGGCTCTCGATGCTTGTCCTCGCTGGTGTCATGGGTCTTCCGGGCAGTGATGACATAGCTGACCTCGCCGATTTCGCAGCGACATATCTCAATAGACTTTTGGGGCTTAAGAACCCCAAGGTTCAGATTCGTGTGGAACTCCGAGAAAAGCTTGAGGAGTTGGGTGCCAACCCCGATCTTATCCTCCACGGCCTCTCGCAGGATTCCTTCGGTCTGGGCCATGTCGGGGAACTCGCAGGTATACCTATTCCTCATCTTGATCTCTCCCGTTCGGTTGGTATGAGTGATGTGATTCCGGCGACTGAGATTCCTGGGATGATGTTGCAGAACGAGCCCAACGATATCCTTGTGGCGGCAGCGACGGAAATGGCTGGAGCGAGCGGCTCACTTGTTGAACAGTACTACAAGTCAGCCCTTTCAAACGATCCAGATAGTTGGAAGCGCGCTGAAAAGTTGCTGCCATTAGTCGCCGCACGTAATCTTTCGAAGGCAACTCGCATGGCTCTACGAGGGGCAGAGACAACACAAAACGGAAACGTGATTGCTGAATTTGATCCATACTCAGCTCGTACTGCCATGGAACTGTTCGCACAAGGTCTAGGTTTTCAACCAAGCAGTCTAACGCTAGGCTGGGAACGCCAAATTGCAGCGCAAGAAAACATTCAATACTATAAGGTCCAGCAGGAAATACTGTTAAAGCAAATGAATTTTGCCCGCTGGCAGCAAGATCGCGAAGCTGTGGCAGACATGCTCGAAGCTGTTCGTAAGTACAATCAGCAAGTTCCCATGCCTGAAATGTCAATAACTGTTGACACGATGAAGGACTCATTTAAGTCTTTCCTCGAAAAACGGGTAGTTTCCGGAATGGGCCTTGAAGCGGAGAAGAAGTATCGGCGGCTTCGCGAACAAACAGAGAAAGCGTTTCCGAATCCGATGGGCACAAAGGACAACTTGCCAGAGAACCCTTAAGAAAGGCGTGACGATGGCGCTGGATTGTCCGGCGCTCGTAGCCTAAGAGAGAGGCAAGGACGCCCGTGCGGAGTTTCGCGTTGAGCTTGAAAAAGAGAAACGGACAACAGAAGCCGTAGATGCGAATGCGCTCAGCAAAATCCAGCCCATTCCTATTTGACA